ACCAGAAGGATCAGCACCAGGTTGTGCTGAAGGAACTACAGGATCTAATTCTGTATTTAAATGCAATACATCATCTGGTGGTGGAGGTGGTGGATCAGGTGAAGATAACTCTACTAACGTAGGACAAGCAGGTGGTTCTGGTGGTGGAGGTGGTGGTAATAGTTGTGCAGGTGCGGGAGGATCTGGAACTGCGTGTCAAGGAAATGATGGCGGTGCTGGTAACTTTGTGTCAGCTGGTGGTGGAGGTGGTAAAAATGCTGCTGGATCTGCGTCTACAAGAACTCCTGGCAGTCCTTCAGGAAACTCAGGAGCAGGTGGAGCAGGACTTTCGTCTCCAATAAATTGTACAACTTATGCAGGTGGTGGAGGTGGTGGAATAAAAGGTGATCAACCAGGATCAGCAGGTGCAGCTGGATCTGGTGGTGGAGGAGCAGGTGGTAAAGGAGCTGCAGGATCAGCAGCGTGTGCTAACACTGGTGGAGGTGGTGGAGGTTCAGGAAGAAGAACTTCTCCTGCATCAAATTTTCCAGGTGGAGCAGGTGGATCAGGAATCGTAGTAGTAAAAGAATTAAACAAAGCAAGTGGTGTGTGGTCAATGCAAAGTCAATTAAAAGCCAAGCAGCAGGGAACATGGCCTAAACCTCAAGATACATTTACTTTAAATTATTTAGTAGTAGCGGGTGGTGCAGGTGCAGGTAATGATATTGCTGGAGGTGGTGGAGCTGGAGGCTATAGGGCTTCTGGTTTTGGACCTTCTCCATTACAAGGCACGGCAGCATCAGTTAGTGGATTTTGTGGAGCAAGTGTTTCAATAACAATAGGAGGTGGTGGATCAGGTGCATCAAGTGGAAATGCTGGAACAGATGGAAGTAATTCAATATTTAATGTTTGTGGAGTAGAAGGAACTTCAAAATTTACATCAGAAGGTGGAGGAACTGGAGGGGCTAATCCTCTTGCTCCTAATAGTAATCCTCAAAATGGAAACACTGGAGGATCTGGTGGTGGAGGTGCAAGATGTCATGGTGCTGGAGTAGGTTCAGGTGGAGCTGGTAATACACCTCCTACGGATCCACCTCAAGGAAATAATGGTGGAAATGGTTTTTCAAACAATGCAGCTGGTGGAGGAGGTGGAGCTGGAGCTGTAGGGGCAAACGCTTCAAGTGGAACTGGTGGAAATGGTGGGGCAGGTGTAACGAACAATATTAATAATTCATGCACAACGTACGCAGGTGGTGGAGGTGGAGCAACATCAGGTTCTACAGCTGGATCAGGTGGATCAGGTGGTGGAGGTAACGCTGGCACTTCAGGAAACGGATCAGCTGGATCAGCTAATACTGGCGGTGGTGGTGGAAGTACACAATGTGGAACTGGAGGTGCAGGAGGTTCAGGTATTATAATAGTTAGAGGACCAAGTGCGGTTACTTTTGCAGTTTCTCCAGGAACTAATTCAACATCAACTCACCCTGGTGGAGATAAATTAGCCACGTTCACAGTTTCAGGAACGTTGACAGTTTCATAATAAATGCTATATTAAGTTCATAAAGATATATGAACCTTACAAACTATTATTGGTATTTTCAATCAGCCATACCTTCTCGTATATGTGATGACATTGTAAAATATGGTCAACAACTTCAAGATCAAATGGCAGTCACTGGTGGTTATGGTGATGGTAAAAAATTAAATCAAAAACAAATAAAAGATTTAAAAACAAAAAGAGATTCCAATATTGTTTGGATGAGTGACAGGTGGATCTATAAAGAGATACAACCTTATGTGCATCAAGCAAATGCAAGTGCAGGTTGGAATTTTGAATGGGATTTTTCTGAGTCTTGTCAATTTACAAAATATAAAAAAGGCCAATACTATGATTGGCACTGTGATAGTTGGGATCAACCTTATATAAGACAACAACCTAATGATCCATCACATGGTAAGATTAGAAAATTATCTGTAACAGTAACTTTATCTGATCCTAAAGATTATAAAGGTGGTGAGTTAGAATTTGATTTTAGAAATTTAGATCCTGATAAAAAACCTAATATTAAAAAATGTAAAGAAATATTACCTAAAGGATCTTTGGTTGTATTTCCTTCATTTGTGTGGCATAGAGTATGTCCAGTTAAAAGTGGGGAACGTAACAGTTTGGTGATCTGGAATTTAGGGTGGCCATTTAAATAAAGGAGAATATGAAAAAGAAAAAACAAAAAATAAAAAAACAAAAGATATTATCATTTCCAAAACAATTACAATTAGAACAATATTTTGCATCACCTATATGGTGGGCTGATGAACCTAGTTTTGTTGATAAATTAAACAAAGCATCAGATCCATATATTGAAGCATCTAAGAAAAATTTAAAACCAGCTATTGATGAACGTAATAAAAAGTTTGGTAACAAAGGTGACATGGGTCATGTGTTTCATTCTACAAGTTTGATCGGTGATCCTAATTTTGCAGAGTTACAAAATTACGTAGGTGCGACTGCACATAATTTATTAAATGAAATGGGTTTTGATTTAACAAATTATTCAGTGTTTATTACAGAATTATGGGTACAAGAATTTGCACAAAAAGGTGCAGGTTATCATACTTTACATACACATTGGAATGGTCACATATCTGGTTTTTATTTTTTAAAAGCTAGTGAGAGAACATCTATGCCTTTATTTGAAGATCCAAGAGCAGGTAACATGATGAATCTATTACCAGAAAAAGATAAGAAAAATATAAGTTACGCATCTACACAAATAAATTACAAAGTAAATCCTGGTCGTATGATATTCTTTCCATCATACATGCCACATCAATATGTGACAGACATGGGTTACGAACCATTTAGATTTATACATTGGAATTGTCAGGCTATACCAAAAGGAGTATTAAATGTCGTTCAAAAAAAATAAATATAGTGTTTTAAAAGGAGCTATTTCAAAAGAGCTAGCTAACTTTGCATATAAATACTTTCAAAACAAAAGAAACGTTGCAAGAGTATTATTTGATTCAAGATACATCTCACCGTTTACAGAATACTGGGGTGTATGGAATGATGATCAAGTTCCAAATACTTATTCAAACTATGCTGATATTGCTATGGAAACTTTATTGCAAGAGGTAAAACCTGTTATGGAAAAACATACAGGATTAAAATTAAGTGAAACATATTCTTACGCAAGAATATATAAAAACGGAGATGTTCTAGCTAGACACAAAGATAGATATTCTTGTGAGATATCTACCACACTAAATTTGGGAGGCGATCCATGGCCTATATATCTTGATCCAACAGGTAAACGAGGTCAAGCAGGAATTAAAGTAGATCTTAAACCTGGTGATATGTTAATATATTCTGGTTGTGATCTAGAACATTGGCGAGAAGAATTTATAGGTAAAGATTGTGGTCAAGTATTTTTACATTATAACAGAGCTAATTCAAAAGCTGCTAAAGAAAACGCATTAGATAAAAGACCTTTACTAGGTTTACCGGCCTGGTTTAAAGGATCTAAGTTGACTAAATTTAAAAAATAGTCTATAAAATAGACTGGTACGGGGGCACCACCACACCACACCCCCGTGCTTTTATTCTGTTAAATAAGTAATAAATTTGGTATAAATGGATTTATTATGCTACAAAAGATAGGTTTTCAGCCAGGTATTAACAAACAAGTCACAGAAACTGGAGCAGAGGGTCAGTGGGTTGATTGTGATAATGTTAGATTTAGATATGGCACACCAGAAAAAATAGGTGGTTGGTCACAACTAGGATCAGATAATCTTACTGGTGCAGGACGTGGACTACATCACTTTGTAAATAGTTCTGCTAGAAAATATGCAATCATTGGCACAAACAGAATTTTATATGCATACTCTGGTGGTGCGTTTTATGACATACATCCTATCAAAGCTACAACCACGCTTACAAGTGCATTTAGCACGACCAACGGATCAGCAGTTGTTACAATAACTTTTTCTAGTGCGCATAATATAAGTGCTTCTGATATTATATTATTAGACAATTTTTCTGCAATAACAAATTCTAACTTTGGTGCTTCTGATTTTAATGATAAAAAATTTATGGTAACAAGTGTGCCAACATCTACGACGTTAACTATTACAATGCCATCAAATGAATCTGGTTCTGGTGCAACAACATCAGGTGGTATTAGAGTGCAACATTATTATCCTGTAGGTCCAGCGGTGCAAGCAAAAGGTTTTGGTTGGTCACTTGGATCATGGGGTGGTGAAGATGTTGGTTCAGCTACAACCACTCTATCTGCAGGTATCAACGGTTCACAAACTACAGGTATTATATTAGTTAACGATGCTTTGTTTCCTACAGCAGGTACAAACTTTGTGCAAATAGGAAGTGAAGAAATATCTTACACAGGTATTAGTGCATCAAAAGAATTAACAGGTGTTACAAGAGAAGTAAGAGGTACAAGCGCTGCAACACATAGTTCTGGTGCAACAGTTACAAATACATCTGATTTTGTAGCATGGGGTGAGGCTGCATCAGGAGACTTGGTTATTGAACCAGGGATGTGGTCATTAGATAATTTTGGTGACAAAGCTATTTGTTTAATTCATGATAGTGCAGTATTTGAATGGAATTCAGCAGCAGCAGATGCAACAAATACAAGAGCTGTAATTATAACAGGAGCGCCAACAGCGTCAAGACACATGTTAGTATCTACACCGGACAGACACTTAGTATTTTTTGGAACAGAAACAACAATTGGTGATACATCTACACAAGATGATATGTTTATTAGATTCTCTGATCAAGAAGATATCAACACTTATGTGCCTACAGCAACCAATACAGCTGGCACACAAAGACTAGCTGATGGATCACAGATCAGAGGAGCAATTCGTGGTAGAGATGCAATTCTTGTTTGGACTGACACAGCATTATTTACACAACGTTTTGTTGGACAACCATTTACGTTTGCATTTGCACAAGTTGGAACGCACTGTGGACTTGTTGGACAGAACGCTTGTGTTGAAGTTGATGGTGCTGCGTACTGGATGTCAGAAAACGGTTTTTTTAGATACGCTGGTAAACTAGAATCACTACCATGTCTTGTAGAAGATTTTGTTTACAATGATATAAATTTAGAATCTGGTAATCAAATGGTGTCAGCTGGATTAAATAATTTATTTGGTGAAGTTATGTGGTTTTATCCAACTTCCTCATCTTCTGTTGTAAACAGAATGGTTGCATATAATTATTTTGATTCATCACCACAAAGGCCAGTTTGGACAAATGGAACTTTAGCCAGAACTATGTGGGAGGACTCTGCAGTGTTTGGTAATCCACATGCATTAGAATACGATGCAGGTACAGATACATCATTTGATGTTGTGGGCAACACAGAAGGTAGAACAACATACTATGAACACGAAACAGGAACTGATCAAGTTAAGGGTGGAACAGTAACTGCTATTACAGCTAATATACTATCAGGAGATTTTGATATTAGTCAACGTAGAGGTATTACAGGACAATCTACAGGTATGGCAGATCTTAGAGGAGATGGTGAGTTTTTAATGAAGATAAGAAGATTTATACCAGACTTTATATCACAAACTGGTGATACAAGAATTACTTTTAATTTAAGAAATTTTCCAAGTGATACAGCTGCAAGTTCATCACTTGGACCATTTACAATAACTTCTAGCACACAAAAAGTAGACACTCGTGCAAGAGCAAGAGCTATTGCATTAAAAGTAGAAAATACATCAACAAGTCAAAGTTGGAAGTTAGGAACTTTTAGATTAGATATACAACCAGACGGGAGACGATAATGCCACTAACAAAAAAAGGTAAAAAAATAATGAGGTCTATGAAAAAACAATATGGTAAAAAAAGAGGAGAACAAGTTTTTTATGCAACTAAAAACAAAGGTAAAATTAAAGGAGTTAAAAAAGCATAATGGCAAAGATAGTACAAGTAT